GTAGTCCGTGGAGACACAGCAACCCTGCTTGTACAGTTTTTAGAGGATGATGAAATAACCCCTTTTGACTGCGACGACTGGACGTTTAGAGCAACTGCCTACGATCCAATGGGAAATGTATTAGATAACCTAACTGTAACTGTTGATGACAATGAGGCAACAATTACGGCTCCCGCATCAGTCACAGAGGACTGGGGCACTGGCTATAATCAGGTAGCAGCAGAGTTAAGATTTGACCTTGAGGTAATTATAGAAGGTGGTAGCGGACCAAATGCAGACACAGTTTGGACTCCAGTTATAGGAACCATATGTGTTTTAAGTGATATGACGCCAGGTTTATAATGCCAATAGTAAAAGTTTCAAACCCTACACCACTACTTCCGCCAGTAATAAAAATTGGCAAAAAAATATTTAAAACTAAAATAAAGTAGTTAGGATAAGTCATGGCTAAGAGCATGGACTTTCCTCAAAAGAAAAAATACCTAGAAACAATCCAAGAAGTTAGAACAACTGAGTATATTGCCGTTCCTGGAATTACTGGAGAAAAAGGTGATACAGGACCAGCAGGCCCACAAGGAGAGCGTGGTCCAAAGGGCGACAAAGGCGATAAAGGTGATATTGGTAGGACTGGGCCACAAGGAGAGCGTGGTGAGCCAGGAAGGGCAGGGGATGGATACGATAGCCCTTCTGGTCAGTATCCTGGATGGGCATATTATGCAAATAAAAGTACGCAAACATATAGGCTAGGCCCAGAAAGAGGAGAGGATGGTTGGGTAAATTTTTTCTTAGATATAGACGAATCAAAAACCATTCAAACTTATTTACCAAATAAATCTGTTTCTTTATTAAACATAACAGCAAATAATATAAATTTAAAAACCTTAAAGATTGGGGCTAAGGTAGAAATTAGGTATGATTTTTCTTTAGAAACCTATGCTCCAAATACAGAGGTTTGGATAAGAACTCTTTTGCGAGATGAGGATCTTTCTCCAACTGGATACGTTGGTTTAGTTAAGTATCAATACTCATACGATATCTCCTATTGTCAAACCATTTTTATAAATAACGATAGAATTAAAAACTATGGAGGAATACCTCATATCAGAACTGACAATGAAAGTTCTTTTATTTTAAAAGGTATATATGTATCGGTATCTTAGTGGTATAATGTTACAGGAGGACTAATGGCATTTCCAGGCACATATAATTTTAATTACTACCGTGGTGATAGGTATGAATTTGTAATCCGTCCAAAAACTGCAAACGGTGGGGCTTTTGATTTAACAGGATACAGCGCAAACTTTTTTGTTGCTAGTGCAAGAGGAGAAGGTAAAACTCAGTATGAAATGCAGGCTGTTGTTGATGGCTCTGCAGATACCGTAACTTGTACAATTTTACCAGGGGCTGGCGAAGAACTTGCTGCTGGAACATATGTATACGATGTTCAAATAGATTCTGGTGCCACACTAGTTTACACACTTTTAACTGGATCAATAACAGTAACAGATGATATTACTGGAGCAGATGATTCATAATGGTTGACGTATTACTTAATACTGATGATGTTGTTGTCATAGGACCACCAGAGTCAATTGATTTATTGGTTGACATTGGACCACAAGGAACTCGTGGTAGTAAATTTATTGTTGGTTCTGGGGAACCTAATGCACTAACAGCAAGTGGTGTTTTATTTGGAAATACTTTAATTTTAAACGATATGTATATTAATACCGCTCCAGGAGAAAATTATGGATATATGTATCAATATATTTCTCAGGCTGGTGCAAATACTTGGGTTCAGGTTTTAAAAGTAAGTCCAGCAATTTACTCCTCTGTAGAAACAATTTCTTTTACATCTGGTGCAGGATCAATAACTATTCCAATATCAAATATAGTGACAGTTAGTGGTTCACCACTTACCGCTTCAAATTTTAATGTCCAGTTTCAGATTGAGGGAGCAAACCCAATTGCTTCATCAATGGAGATTCCTGCTTTAGCAGGGGCTGGAACAAACCTAGTAATAAATTTTGACGCAGTTCAATATAGCGGTGGTAGTTGGTCAAATCTTACTGGAAGTAAGACGGTCCATTTATTTATCTCTATAGTTTAACAAAAATGGTATAATCTTTATAGAGGTGACCACATGGCTGTAGAAAATATAGGAAACTTAGTACCAACTAAAATTCCAGCATTAAGTGATGATGCTAACATTCAAGATGCTTTAAAGGCATATCATTATGGGTCGTATGATTTTGACACGGCAGAAACTAATACAGCAAATCTTTTAAATCCATCTATTGCTTATAGCATTACTAATTTACAAACTCAAATTACCACAAAGGCTGCCCTAGAAGTTTCAGCAAGGGATAGTTCAAGAGCAAGTACGACTGCACCAACTGCAGCAGCATTTACAGCATTTTCTAATACAATTCCAGACGGATATGTTTGGCTAGATAAAGACTCATCAGCAGGAGTTGGATATTATGCTGCAACATCTGTTTATACAACAACTGCTCCAAGTACAAACTTAGCAAACGGACTCATATGGATTAAAAAAGGTTCAAGTCCACTTGAAATGTATGTTTATAATGGCGATACTAGCACATTTAATCAGGTGGTCTAATGCCTACGGTATTTGATTCAGACGGTAAGGCAGCCTACGTATACAATGTAGCAGATGATACTTGGTATCAAGTTTCTGGTAAAACGGATATTTCTGGAACATTTGAATGGACTGGACTACACACACATCTTTCTAACTTCACAACCGCAGAAGCATCTGTTGCAAAAAAAGGAACAAACAACTTCCTTAATCCAGCAGCCAGGGATGCAGCAATTCCGTCCCCAACTGCTGGTACAATATGTTTAATAAGACAAAACTCTGGTGGCTCAACAATAAATGAAATACAGGTTTATATTGGCGGTAGTTGGACAACAGTTCTTCCATCTCCAGTTGGACAAACAGGAAAATTTCTAAAAAGCGATGGTACAATATCTACATGGGAAGCATCACCAGATGTTTTAACCCAGGTTTTTTTAATGATGGGAGCATAGAAAGTGCCAACAACCTACAAAGTACTTGGTCAAAGTAATCCAAGTGCAACAACCTTAACAACATTATATACAGTTCCAGCCGCTACCTCAGCAGTTGTTTCTACAATTGCTGTTGCAAATTTGTCAGCCTCTTCAGTTACATATAGAATTGCAATACGGCCTGCAGGTGCATCAATTACTAATGCACACTATGTTGCTTATGACACAACATTAGAGGCAAACTCTAATCATTCTTATACTCTTGGCGTAACCCTTGCAACAACAGATGTTATTTCTGTTTATGGTTCAAATACAAGTTTAACATTTAACGCTTTTGGAAGTGAGATCTCTTAATGTCAGTTAATAGAAACGGGTCAAACCTTTTAAACCCTATTGCAACATTACAAACTGGAAAAGCAAACGTTACTGAAATATTCACTATTGCTGATACCACCAGATTTTGGCTTGGCACATCTCAGACTGGAAATGGTATCTTTAATCTGATTACCAATACTAGTTCTTTAACTCTTTTTATATATAATACAGATAACACATTAAATCAAGAATTTAATGTTAATACAACAGTCTCTACTTTAACATTCAATTCAAAATGGGGCAGAATAGAAGCAAAGGCTGATGGAGCCTGTGAATTTTCAATGACAAAAATTCCAGCAAAAATTACTGCTGCTGGTGGAGTAATGGCTCTTCAAACAATTACTGCAACAGGTAATTATGGAGTAGGGACAGGAACTGCTACTGGTGGAACTGCTGGATATGTTGCAGGACAAAAAGCATATGTTATTGTAGCAGGCGGTAGCGGTGGCGGTGGCGGTGGAACATTTTGTAATGGACAAGTAAGAGCAGCAGGATCTGGTGGTCTAGGTGGAGTTAGTTATAACGCAAGTCCTATATCCTTAAGTGGAAATTACTCAATAACTGTTGGTGCTGCTGGCAATGGTGGTGCTGGATCTCCATATTCACAATCTGGTGATGGTAATTCAGGCGGAGCAACAAATGCATTTGGTTATACATCAAATGGTGGTAATTTTGGACAAGGAGATAAAAGTTCTTGTGGCCCTGCAAGTGGTAGCGCTTTTGGAACTGCTGGAACTCCTAGTACTGGCTGGGAAGGTGCAAATGATAGTGGAATCTTTAAACCACAAACTGCAGGTAAGATAGGTGTAACAGCAGGACTTGGCGCATTTCAACCAGGATACGGTGGGCAAACTGGTCAAAGTGGCACTGCTGGAAAAGTTATAGTTTTAAGATATACAGAGTAAGGAAAGGTAAAAAATGAAAACGTTTGCTGTAGTAAACATAAGTACAAGCATAGTAGAAAATGTTATTGTTGCCGAATCAAAAGAGATGGCAGACTTGGCCTCTAACCAGGTTGTAGTTAATGAAGAACTAGTTCTTTTAGACCCTCTTGAATTTAATTGCATAGAATATAAATGTCCAAACATTGGAGATATTTATACAAATGGAGAATTCAGTTCAGCCAACTAACAAAAATACTTTATTAACTATTTTAAAAGAATATAATAAAGTATTTTCTAACCGCTTAGAAGTGTGTAATGAATGTCCAAAATTCATTAAATCAACTACTTTGTGTACAGAATGTTATTGTTTTATAAACACAAAAGCAAAAAAAACACATGAAAAGTGTCCGCTTGGAAAATGGTAGTTTTTATTTAAATAAAAATACCCTACTAAAATAATAGTAGGGTATTCTTTTATTTAATTTTTATTTTTTACACGGATATTTGTTGTACCATTCTTGATACCGCTTTCCATTCACGGAACTCCATGCAGACCAGTCTTTTCCACCCTTAGTCATATGAAGAGCAATTTGTGCGTTGACTACTGGGTTTAATAACTCAGCATTTGAGTCTAACTCAAACTTATCTCTACGATCTGACCCTAATTCTCCAAGCATATTTATTTGAAATACACCATAGGAATTATCTCCAGTTTTTACATTACCATTAAAGGCAAGAGGGCGACCATTAGACTCTGCCTTTGCAATAGCACAAGCAGACCTCAAGGTCTTTCCTTCAAACCCCACATGACGTAACATATCCACCAGTTGCTCATCAGTTAGATTATGAGCATTTTCATACTTTTCTAATTTTTTCTCTTTAGAAACCAAAAAGGCCACCTTTTGGGTGGCAGACTTCATGGACTCTTTAATTAGTAAGTTGTTTTCATTTGTTGCATTTGCGGTAGCCGAAAAAACGGTACTGCAAATAACCAACGTTAATACCCCTAGCCAAACATTTGCTTCTCTCATTGTAAAATACCTCCTAGAGAACAAATGCTACCAAGTAGGTAGCATGTATTAATTATAACATGAATTTGCCAGTAGAGTCAAGTTTGAGCAATAAAATATAAAAATATTTTAAATATCATATTAGTTAATGGTATAATGATATAACTATGGCCGCTTTATATAGAAACCCTGATGAATCTGCAATTTCGCCTCAGCCAACGGCTCCAGCAACATACAACCTTGGAAATATTCCGCCACTTGTAAACTGGACGGTAGTTATAGGCGACAGCGCTTCTTTTAGAATTTACGTAGAAGATGACCTTGGAAATGAAGTAGACTACACAAATGATGAAAGTGGAGATATTACTGGTTTTGATATAAAGGCAGACTTTAGAAGATACTCAGACAATGTTGGAACTGATTTAATATTTAGTGTAACTCCATATGCAACAGAGTTTGATGATGCAGGAGAATTCACAGTAACCATATCACCAGAACAATCTAAGCAACTAAGAACTGGTGACGTATTTGATGTTCAGTTATCTGACGCCACTCGTGTTTGGACGGTATGTCAAGGTGAAATGATCATGATAGGCGAAGTTACAGATCAGAGTTAATAAATGGCTATAACAAGAATTAGCAATATATCAAACCCCGTTTCTATTCAAGATATAAAACAAACAAAAACCCTCTCTAATATAAAACCCTTTAACTCAACAGCCTCTAATGTTGCTTTAGGTACAGTTCTTGCTATTGCTACTTTGACTAATACCGTCGCAGTTTCTGACTTAAAACCAGTACCGTCAAATTTTCAAAAAGTAGATTATGCAAAAATCATTACACCATCATCAGTTTTACCGTTTAGACTTACAATTACAAACATTGGTATTGAAGGATATGATCCAGCAAATCCTCCTGGAATTGGTATTCAGATAATTGGTTTTTCTAACTATATACTTTAACATAATGATATAATAGCCTCATGGCAAAGATATCAACCACCAACGTAAAGGCTCTGTTTCAAACAGGCGATAGACCAACGCAAGAAAACTATATAGATTTAATTGATAGTACTTCTGCTAGGTCTACCGATCTTGCATCAGATGGCAATAACGAGTTAACAATTAATGGAATTGAAAGTTCTACAGTGTTTGATAACTTTACCGCAAGCGAGTTTAGATCAATGAAATATATGATCTCACTTAAATATGTAGC